TTGTGTCGTCGTCGTCGTCGTCGTCCGAGGAGCGGACAACCAAACCAAAGGAAGGCAAACCCAAGCATCCTACCAAGAAGGAAACGACTAGGAAGACTGGGGATGACCTTGACTTCATATGGAACTGAAAACAGCAAAATACTTAATAATCATGACGGCGGTCATAATTATAGTCAGCGTGATGATGCCAAAGCTGGCGGCTGGGCAAACCGCCCAACCAAGGATGCCAGAGGAAATGGCCGAGCCGGACTTGGAGAACTTCGAAGTCTGGACGAACAGACGCAAAATCTTATGCTCAACCCACAGAAACATGGATCTCTATCTGACGGTAACTCATGGCGAGAAGCGTATCATGAGTGCAGTACCGAAGAAGATGGAGAACGGGCCTATGGCGTTTTTACTTTATATAGGCAAAGAAAGTTGGACAGCCGTTGAACTTATCGGAAGACGAGCGTGCATACTGCAAACCGGAAACTTCTGGCGGATGGGCAACCCAAAAGATTTCCCCGTACAAGGTGATACTTTGTGATCCCCCATGGAGATTCAAAGTTTTCTCTAAGAAGGGTTTGGGTAGAAGTGCCGAGCGCCATTACGAAACGCTTGAGCATGAAGGCGTTGTCGGCGTCGTTAACAAATTTATGGACAGCGTTTCAATTGCGGATGACGCAGTACTTTTTCTTTGGGTAACAGACCCGATGCTTGAGTCCGGTCTGGACCTTATTGAAATTCTGAACTTCAAGTATAAAACGGTTGCCTTTACGTGGGTTAAGAAGTCGAAGCACGGCAAAGAACACATGGGCACCGGGTACTACACCCGTGCGAACCCGGAGATGTGCTTGCTCGCCACTAGGGGGAAACCTTTAAAGCGGAAGTCGAAGGCTGTTCGGCAGCTAATCTTTTCGGCAGTACGTGAGCATTCCAGAAAGCCCGATGAGGTTTACGAACGAATAGAAGCGTTGTTCGACGGCCCTTACTTGGAACTGTTTTCGAGAACCGAGCGTCTTCTTTGGGATGCTCTGGGGAATGAAGTTGGGAAGTTCAACCTCAAAGAGGGAGCTTGACCGAGTGGATGAGGAAGAGATGGGAAAGGTCTACGACTTCATAGACGGCGAGCAGATAGAGGACACAAGGTTTGTCAGCCAAGATGGGAACATCAGCCCACGAACCGTTCTGGAAACCGTAGCCGAATTTCACGCTGACAAGGTTAATGATGTTGTCGTTCTCGCGGAGGGTAACGATGGCTTCTATCTTTTCTCCTCTTCGTCAGATCAACGGGCCATAGCGTTTCTGCTTCAGCTTGGGTTGGACCGCGTAATGGAGAGATACAAAGATGATTAACCGGTTTGAGATTTCGCTTTTTGAGGAAAGGGTAGGAAAGCCAAGTCGGGAGGATCTCTACATGGCAACCTTTTCTCTAGGTGAGCTATCCATTGGGATTAACAAAGAGGTCGCCGTGTTCATCATGGACGAAATGCGTAAGGGTAAAGGGCACGCTGATGAAGGCAAGCTTCTCGATCTCGTTTCGCTATCACTCGTGGAGTTGATGAAGATTTATCGTGGGACTGGCCTGTCACCCGAAGATATTCTGGATCGAATAAGAAAGGTCATTTCACATTGAGAGGTGTCATGCATGAAGATTTTGAGAAAGTTTACGAGGCCGGGTTGGACGAGCGAATGCAGAGGGTGATGCCGAGTCGCCGTCCGTTAGACCCGGTAAACTCCCCGCCCCACTACAACCAGTCGATTGAATGTTGGGATGCCATGGAGAGCATGATGTCTGGGCGTGAAGCAAAGGTGGACCTCACACCTTATGCAAGCTTCTTGTGGGGGAACATCTTTAAATATCTTTGGCGCTGGCCTTACAAGAGTAGCGCGGTTGAAGATTTGAAGAAGGCTCGCGTATACCTTAATCGCCTCATAGATCGTCTGGAGGAGAACGACCAAGCTAGGTAATCAGATGGCTGCTAGAAAACAAAAGCCCATCCGCCGCACGACGAAGGGCAAGGGTGCAAACTACCGAAAGACTGGCGAAGGCGCTGGTATGACAGAGAAAGGTGTTAAGGCACACCGTGCTAAGAACCCCGGTTCAAAGCTGAAGACGGCTGTTACGGGGAGCGTGAAGAAGGGCAGCGCAGCGGCAAAGAGGCGTAAGTCTTATTGTGCCCGCTCTGCCGGTCAGATGAAGCAGTTCCCGAAGGCGGCGAAAGATCCCAACAGCCGCTTGAGACAGGCCCGCAAGAGATGGAGATGCTAGCGTTCTGAGGTTAAGCCGGTCGTCGTGTTAGCTTTTTAAGCTGAACACCCCAGTTAGGCAGATGGTGACGGCACCCCCAATGGATGCAGCCGATCTTCTTGGAAGGCTCGACGAACTTCCTACCGAGCATAAGCTCCGTATAGCCAAGGCCTTAAAGGCCCTAACGAATGAATCTCGCAAGGAAGCATCGCGTGAGGAATTTATCCCGTTCGTCAAAAGTGTCTGGCCAGATTTCTTGGAAGGCGAGCATCACCGTGTCATGGCAGACGCCTTCGAGCGCGTCTCGCGTGGTGAGTTAAAACGGCTTGTCGTTAACATCGCACCCCGCCACGGAAAGTCTGAGCTAACAAGCTATATGTTTCCCGCTTGGCTTCTTGGGCAAGATCCGTCCCGCAAGATAATCTGCGCGACACACACAACAGAGTTCAGCCAGAGGTTCGGACGTAAGGTCCGGAACCTAATCGAGACCGAAGAGTATAGAGATATATTTCCTCAAACCGTTTTGAAGGCGGACAGTAAGGCCGCTGGTCGATGGGATGTATCTTCTGGCGGCGAGTACTTCGCTTGTGGTGTCGGCGCTGCGATGACCGGACGTGGTGCGGATCTTCTTATCATTGATGATCCCCATTCTGAGTCTGCCGGTATCAACCCTACACCCGAATACTTCGAGAGCGTGTACGAATGGTACTCTTCCGGCCCCCGGCAGCGGCTTCAGCCGGGCGGGGCTATCGTCATTGTTATGACACGCTGGCATCAGCTTGATCTGACGGCACGAGTCGTCAAGGCATCCGAGACTAAAGGTGGAGACCAGTGGGAGGTTATCACCTTCCCGGCGCTCAATGATTACGAAGAACCTCTGTGGCCGGAGTTCTGGAAGAAGGAAGAACTTGAGGCCTTGCGGGCGACGATCCCGATGTCGAAGTGGAGCGCCCAGTATCAGCAAGACCCTAGCTCCGAAGAGGGTGCGCTTATCAAGCGTGAATACTGGCAGATGTATGGTCGGGACAACCCGCCACAATGTGAGTTTGTTCTCCAAACGGTTGACACAGCGCACACCAAGAATGCGCGAAGTGATTACAGCGCGATAACAACGTGGGGAATATTTGAGGCACCCAACTCAAGTGGCTCGCTGGTTCCCAACATAATCCTTCTGGACGCCGTAAACGAGAAGCTTGAATTCCCAGAGTTGAAGAAGACGTGCTTCGATTTGTACGAGAGATATCAGCCAGACGCTTTTCTGGTTGAAGCGAAGGCCGCTGGCTTTCCGCTTATCCAAGAGATGCGGGCAGTCGGGCTTCCCGTATCCGAGTATTCGCCGTCGCGGGGGCAAGACAAGCTTTCTAGGGTGAACGCCGTTACTGATATTTTCGCGAGCGGCGTGGTATGGGCACCTAGAGCAAGATGGGCTGAAGAGGTCATCGAGCAATGCGCTGCCTTCCCGAACGGGGCACATGACGATCTCGTCGATTGTGCAACGTTGGCGCTACTAAGATTTCGACAAGGCGGGTTTATCCCGCTTTCGAGTGACTATGAAGACGAAGATGTATCCTACCGCATATCGTCTCAACACGCTGCGTACTACTAGGAGTTTTCATTTTGGCAACCGAAATGTTGAGGAACATCGATAGCCTTTCTCCTATCGAGGAGGAGGCATTAACCGAGCTTCCGATAGAAGTGGAGGTTGATGAAGTTGGTGAGGATGGTGAGGTCATCATACTTGAAGAGTTCATGGAAGTGGACATTCCTTACTTTGATGACAACCTCTCCAAGTTCATGGATGACGGTGCGCTAGACAAGCTTGGTTCTGATCTGGCGGGTTCCTTTAGTGCAGACAAAGCATCTCGCGAAGACTGGGAAGAGTCTTACGTGAAGGGCTTGGACCTTCTGGGTTTAAAGATTGAACAGAGAACAACTCCATGGCCGGGCGCGTGTGGTGTGTTTCACCCGTTATTAACGGAAGCGGTAGTACGTTTCCAAAGCCAAACCATTACCGAAGTCTTTCCCGCAAGCGGCCCCGTGCGAACGAAGATCGTAGGGAAAGAAACGAAAGAGAACGGCAAGCAAGCCGAGCGCGTACAGACCGAACTTAATTATCAACTAACAGAGGTGATGAGCGAATACCGGCCAGAGATGGAGCAGCTTCTATTCCACCTTCCTTTAGCCGGGTCCGCATTTAAGAAAGTATATTTTGACCCATCGCTTGGGAGGGGATGCGCCATGTTTGTCCCCGCCGAAGATTTCGTTGTCTCTCACGGTGCAAGCGACCTAATGACTTGCCCTCGCTACACACACGTTATGAAAAGAACAAAAAACGACGTGCGTAAACTTCAAGTAGCCGGATTTTACAGGGATGTGGATCTCCCCGATCCTTCCCCCGATATGAGTAAAATACGTGACAAGATCAACGATCTAGATGGGTCGATGGAGGTCGAGGATGATGAGCGTTTTACCCTCCTCGAAATGCATGTTGACCTCGACCTCCCCGGATTCGAAGACATGGACGGAGACTGTTGCCCGACTGGCATCGAGCTTCCCTATGTTGTTACGTTCGTAAAAGGTTCCAACGAGATACTCTCGATCTATCGGAACTACCGTGAGGAAGATGAACTAAAACTGAAGCGCCAGCACTTCGTTCATTATCAGTATCTGCCCGGCCTTGGCTTCTACGGAACGGGTCTCATCCATTTGATTGGTGGTCTGGCGAAATCCGCGACCAGTATCTTACGACAACTGGTTGACGCTGGAACACTTTCCAATCTTCCCGCTGGCTTGAAGGCAAGAGGTCTTAGGATCAAAGGGGATGATACACCTCTTATGCCCGGTGAGTTTCGTGATGTCGATGTCCCCGGCGGCAGCATCCGAGACAACATATCTTTCCTCCCCTACAAGGAACCATCCAACGTTCTCTATCAGCTTCTAGGTAATATCGTCGAGGAAGGGCGGCGTATTGGTTCGGTTGCTGACTTGCAAGTCGGCATGGGGC